TGGCGTAACGCAGACAGGTACGGCCACACCGCAGCGGCGGCAGCAGCCACGCCCGCAACGATGGCGACCGTCGTGGTCATACGTCGATCTCCGTCTGGGCCACCGCCGTTACCAACTTCACCACGTAGTCGAACAGTTCCTGCCCCTGCTGGCTCACCAGCACGGCCTCGAACCGCTCCAACAGGTCGTCATCGACCGGCGTGGCGGTTTTGGCAGCGACAAACTGCATGAGATTGAGAACCCCTTCGGCCTTTTCTTTTACGGTTCGCGCGTTGGAGATTTCGGACACGAGCGACAATGCCGGTGCCCATTCCACGAGTGCCCGAATCTTGTCGCCTACGGTTGTGACCATCGTTTTCCTCCATGTGGCGGGTAGCCCATCCCACTAGGAGATTTATGTCCGGCCGGAACCGGGCCTGTGACAGTAGTTTTCTCCGCACAACTACGGGGCAAAGGCCCAAATCCTCGCAGGTTTGAGCGAATGAAAACTCCCCGCCGGTGCCATCAAACACCCACCGATACGCAGCCACCTGACGCCGCAAGTTCTCAGCGTCCTTGCGGCCACCCCGCCACCGCACGGCCATCCCGTGCCGCCTGTGGTTAGCGGCCAACTGACAAACGTAGTAGTGAGTCCTGACCAGAACCTCTATGCAAAACCGCCTCCAGCCTGTCTCGCATTCCTCAGTGATGTTCTCGTCGTCGTATTCCTTTACGACGGCTGCAATCATTCAGTGTCTCGGTGCCTCGCAATAGCCGGTGCGGAGAGTTCCCTCGTTGAGTTCGGGCCAGACTTCGAGGGAGTGGATTGCCCCGATGACATTCCACGCTGCGTGTCCAAGATGCGGTTCGTCCCGGTTCCCTGACAGGAACAGGAAGATGTGCCTCAGGGCATGGTTGATGAGGTCGTTGGCTGGCATCCCCTTCTCCCAGTTGTAGTCGCCGTAACGCTCCGCTCCCTCTGCGCACGCAGCGGCAACGGCAGCCAGCCCGATGGGAGAGATGAGGTCGTACCTCGTTCCCTCCGCATCGCTCGAACGCACCGCACCCGACCCGAACTTCACAGACGATCCCTCAGTAGCCTTCACTTCACGATCTCCTTGAAACGACTCTCGAACATCTGCTTGGCCTGCTGCCAGCAGTAAGGATTGATTGGCATGGCGACGGGCGCTGCCTTGATACCCCAGTCGTGATCGACCGCCATGAGCGCACGCTTCTCTGCGATGAGCGCGCTGCTGTCGGCAGCATGAACAGACAGCGGGATCGGCCACGCCAGACCGAAGTGCTTGCCGATGGTGCGCTGAATGTGATGCTCCAACTCCCGGTAGTCGGGGAGCATGGACTTGAGCGGGCGGGCTACGTCGCCCAGATACGCCTCGCTGGCGTCGTGCAGCAGCCCCCACACGGCATCGTCTGGATCGCACAGGTGGCTGACCATGACGCTGTGCTGGGCCACTGAATACGGGGCGACCGTGTGGCCCGTGTACCGATTGAGAATGGATAGCGCGTGGGCTATATCCGGCAGGCGAACATCCGCCTCCGTAAAGTTGGACAAGTCCACCAGTTTCCCGGTGAACGTCTGCATCGTGGTCGCGTTCATGTCGCCTCCTCGCAAACGAACGGGTCGATGGAGTGCAGGTCTTTGGCGGGTACGAAGAACGCCTCGCCGTACTGCCCGTAGTTCGCCCGGTACTTGTCCACCTTCGCCTCCTCCGCACTCATCCAGCCGCGAATCTCGTAGTCGTTCGGGCCACCAGTCACCAGCACGAACACATCGCTGTCCTTGTCGCCCTCCCTCACGATGAGGTCGTAGCAGTGCTTCGAGCGGGTGCGAACTTGGATGTTCTTTCCAATGTCGCCGCCGCTCTTGAACGTGTTGACACTCCCCGACCAGTAGCGGCCGGTTGCTTTCGCGAACGCGCACTCACCGAGCGCGCCGAGAATGTGGATGTGCCACTCGTTTTCGTTTGTTGGCCTTGAGTTTTGCAGCCCCTTTCTTAGTGCTTCGACGTTTCGGCTTACGCCCACGAGCGCCGCCCTGCTTACCTCGAACCACTCCAGCGTTACCTGCATCGTTCTTCTCCTCCTTGAGACGAACCCAGCCGTCTTCATCTGGAATCGGACTACCGATGTCGTCGTCGTCGTCGTCTTCGTGCGGGATCAACTTGGCGTTCATCACATCGCTCCGGATACCTGCTGAATGAATCGCCGGATGTCTTCGAGCGGGAACGTGACGAGCCACTCACTGTCGTTCTTCCGGTGCAACACGACGGGGCAAAGTTCCCCGCACTGCTCACGGGACTTCTCCATCACGGCCGTGAGGTTGAGCGACTGAACTCGCTTCACTTCCAGCCAGAGGTGCGGCGTGCCGGGAGACACGAGGTCGGACGATGAGTCCGTCCCGCTGTACTGCTGCGACCGTCTGGCGTGGGCGTTCGGAACGAGCCGGTTCCATTCGGCTGCCGCTTCGAGTTCGCCCTTCTTGCCCTTCTGCCTGCTGTTGATCGCCATGCGAACTAACTCCGGTGGGATTCCGTGCTTCCTTCTCCACATGAACACACGAAACGGGTAACGCTCCGGGCCATAGCCGAGATGCACCTTGTGACGAAGCGAGGCAAGAAACGCCGGGTCGTAGTTGGCGTCGTCTGTCTCTCGCTTGGCTGTGAGGCACATGCCTTTCGTGAGGTCGTCCCTTCCGCCGAAGTGCAGTCCTTCGTGGCACCAGTGGCAGAGCCGCAACAGGTTCCGCCGGTCGTGCTTCCGGCCTGCCCCCTGCTGCAAGTGGTGGATGTGCACCCCTTCCGTGCGCGACCAGCACACGGCGCAGTACGGGTACTCCTCTGCGAAGGTCGATAGTTCTTCACGCTCATTCATTCCTCCTCCACGATGCGCTGCACGAGGCCACGCACGGCGTTGTCGAAGGCGGTGGCGTCCTCGACGTTCTTGAACTCGATCTGCCACCGCACCGTCTTCTCGCCTGTCGTGAGGTCTTTCGCCTCCTCGACGCGGTGGATGCGGCAGGCGGCGTGACCGGCCAGCGACTTGGCGTGAGACAGGATGTCGTCGTTCTCCCGGAGGAGGGCCGACAACGCTTGACCGATGAAACCAGCCATGAGCACTGCTCCTTGTTGAAAAGACATCTCACCCTCCGTGTGTCTTGAGCCACATGGCAGCCGTTGCCAGCCACCACGACAGCATCGTCAGGTCTTCCGAATCCGTGATCGTCACCAACCCTTCCGTGCAGATCGCCACCGCCGACGACTCAGGCTGCTGCGCCCACTCGTCGGCATCCACTCCCGTCCCAATCACCGCCTTGAGTACGTCCATGCCCTCCTTCGGGCGGCACAGCGCCGCCAACTTCACGCCGTTCGAGCCGGTGAACTTGAGTAGTACGAGGTCTTTTGCCATGTGTGCGCACCGCATCCGTGCTGAGATGGCCTACGCCAGCCCAGCGGCCCATAGGGGCTGCAACGTCGGCCTTATTTGGCCTCAGTCTCAGCAGTCACCGGGACGTCGCGTGTCATGCGAGCGTTGCCGCTGGCATGGCAGGATCGACTACCTGCCCGTTGCCCGGATTTCGTGCCGACGTTACCGAACCGCCGCTGGCTCACGTGTCCAGCGGTTTCTTTAGGCTCGACCGTTTTCATTTCTTGAGCGCTGACCGATACGAGAACATCAACAGCGCTGTGTTCGGATGCGATGCAGTACGCCGAAATCGTTCCAACGATCAGCGTCTGACCAGTTGAGCCAGGGGCGACCACCAGTGCTTGCCACAGGCACGCACATGACAACTCGGGTGCGGATGTTGACGCACACGAAGGCGTCCACCTGCGTTGCGCTATAGCGGAGTTTCTTTCCCTTGCCGCGAGCGATGCGGATGCGTCGAGCGTTTCCCCCACGAGAGGCGGTAGCCTTGACTTGGAGACGCCAATAGCGGCGATTGGAGAAGGCGATGAGGTCGTAACCGTCGTCCACGAGCGGAACGGCCACCGCGAAGCCTTCCCGCAGGAGGCGCTCCACAGCCATCGCAATCCCGATTTCACACGTGACGTTGCCATCTGATGCCTCCATGCACCCTCCCTGTTAGGACGGCTGCGACTCCTTCGCGCGGCGATCCAGTTCCTTCCGGACGGCCGACTTGAACGGCGATTCCTTCTTCGTGGATTGCATGACCCACGACAGGTATCCCTCAGGGATCGAGGACAGCGGCTGCCCGCGATACTTGCCGTACATCATCCGCCAGCCACGCGGCTTCTTGCCCTCTGGCTTGGCGAACGGATCACGACTGTCATGGTCGAACGTCACGCCGATGAGCAGGCTCTTCCGCTTCTCCAACAACTCCTGCGCCTGACGCTCCAGTTCGGCGTGGTCGGCAGCGTCGGCCTCACGGATAGCCTCCAGTGGATCGACGCCCTCCATCGTGAGCGTCGATGCCAGCCGCTCCCTGCGGTGCGGTGACTTCCGCAACTGTGCATCGAGGATGTCGAACACGCTGAGGAGTTGCTGGTTGCGGATGTTGCCGGTGATGTCGTAGTAGTTTCCGTGCGGCTTGCCGCTTTCGAAGATCGCCTTCCGCCGCTCATCGAGGCTCATCTCCGGGTGGAGGGTGCCGGTCAGCGGACGCAGGACGCGGCCGATGCGTTGCTCCAGTTTCGAGAGGCTCTTGGTCGGCGCTGCCGAATAGATGTTGATGAGGCCGGGATGGTCCCACCCCATGCCCAAGATGCCGACGTTGACGATGACGTTCGTCTCGCCCTGCATGAAGGCGTCCATGTTGGCCTTGCGAACCTCACGGTTCTGCTTGGCATAGACGATGCTCGCCCGCTTGCCGTAGCGCTCGAACACCTCGACCAGCAACTTCGCCTGCCGGACACAGTGGGCGTACACCACCGAAGGCTGCTGGTTGTAGGTGGACAGGACGAGCGAGGTGACTTCCTGAGCGCAGTGTTCGGCACTGAGGATGTCGGAGAGTTGCTTGCGATCCCACTCGCCCGCCACCTCGTCAACGAGCGTCAGGTCGAACGCCTTGCTCTCGCTGGCGAAGCACTTCGGGGCCAGCAGCCATGCGTCGTTGATCGCCTCTCGTAGCGTGTACACGTACTGCGGGCGGGGGAAGAACCGCAGCCCCTTGCCCCTGCCCTTGTAAGGCGTTGCGCTGAAGCCGACGATGGTCGCCCCACGCGACTCAAAGTCGAGCAGCATCCGCTCCATCTGGGGCGTCAACTTGTAGTGGCACTCGTCCACCATCACGAGCGACACCCGGTCGTAGGCCCGTGCCTTGTAGCGGTCGTTAGAGAGCAGGCTGTCCCGGCTGGCGACGATGACCCGCCGACGCAGGCCGTCGATGCTCTCTGCGTAGTTCATGCCCTGCTCGATTTCGCACTTCTCGCCCAGCCGCAACTCCATGCGGTCTGCGTTCTGCCACATCAAGTCCACGAGCGGGATGATGTTGAGCGGGTACTTTCCGATCTGGGCCAACGCAGCCTGCACTTCCGTCTTGCCTGTGCCGACGGGCTGGCAGACAGTGATCCTGCGCTCGCCGTTGCGGGCGGCGCGGCACACGGCCTCGACTGCACGCTTCTGGTAGTCACGCAGGAACAGCGTCACTTGGCCCTCGCTTTCTTCTTGCGGACCTTCCTCGCCTTGCGGGCGGGCTTCGGTGCCGCAACAACAGGGGTTGGCTCCGGCTTGGGTGGCTGGAGCAGGGCGTCGAACCGGGCGTTGACTCTGTTCAACACCTCGATCTCAGCAAGGAGTTGTGGGATCGCGTCCTTGCAAAACAACTGCGCAACCTCGTCGGACAACTGCTGCTGGCTGGCAGCGATGGCGACGAGTCGGGCGTAGGCAATGAGTTTTTCGTTCATAGGTAAAAATGCCGGATGGTTTGCACGCAGTCCGGCGCTACGCTGAGGGGTCACGCAAACCTGCCTAGTGCCGTTCCCTCAGATGGTGTGTGTCAGGCGCTCACAAGTTCCTTCTTGGGCTTCTCGGGCTTCGCCGCCTGCTTGGCGTCGAGGTCGGCTGCGATCAACTGGAGGCGGGCGACCGCAGACTCCGGCAGCATTCCTTCACCGGCCCCCTTCTTGGCCCGCTCGATCTCGGCCTTGCGACCGGCGGCGTCCTTTGCCGCACGAATCTTGTCCGCAAGGGCACGCTCGATACGGGCCTCGTCGTTGGCGACTGCGACTGCGGTCGAGCGGTTGGCCGTCTCGCCGTCGTCGTCGTCGTCCGCTGCGATGCCGACAGCCGCACACAAGGCAACGCGCTTGAGGAACGTCGCTGTCTTGGCGATCTCCTGCGGCTGGATGTTGCCCTTCATGGGCAGGTAGGAACGCTCGAACTGCCCGCTCTTGTGGCCGATGGTCGTGACCAGAAAGAGCGTGCCGTCATCCTTGAACGGATGAAACGTCTGGCGGATCGACAGGTCGAACTTCGAGTAGGTCGCCCGAACGGTGTCGAACACGGTGGCGAGGTCGGCGTAGTCAGGGAGCAGTTCCCCCGTCTTGCGGTCCTTCTTCGCCCAGTTGCTGTAGCAGGTGCGAGGAGCGTTACGCAGTTCCCCGAACGCCTTCGCCATCGAGGCGTAGAGTTCGTCTACGTGTTCGCTCCGCTCCTGCCAGATAGATGTAACGGTGGTCATCAGATTCTCCCCAGAACGTGAGCCGGAAACGGAAGTTCAACGACCTCGCCATGCTGGTCCGGCAACCACCAGTCGAGGCTCTCACGCAATCGCAAGTCGGCTAACGCCTTCTCCATCTGGAGACGGCCCTGCTCAACAACAGCCTCAGGCAACGTCACGACTTGAACGTCGTGCGGCAGGCTGGTGGAGACGACGATGTACCGGATGGGTGCGGACTCCATTCCGCACGCAACCATCCCGGCCCTGTACCACGCTTCGGAAAATCCATAGCGGAAGTCGAGCACTGACTTCCAGAAGTTCTGGAGGATGTCAGTCTCGCGAGTGGTCTTGAGGTCGAGGACGATGCCGTCGCTCGTCAGTTGGTCGTACCGGCAGCGGAGCAGGTCGCCGTCCGCCGTCTTCCAGCGAACGGACAACTCACGCTCGACCACCCGCTCCATCAACTCACGGGCGGCAGGGTGCCTCTTGATGGCCTCCGCTTCGTACCGGAGTTGGGCGGCGAGTTTGGGCGACACAGGTGTCGCATCCGGCCCGTACTCTTCTTCGACGGCCTTTCGGGCTTCTTTGCCTATCTGCCCGGTCGAGGTTAGAGTTGAAGCCGGAGGGACCGCCAGCGTGCTAAGGAAGGCATCGCCCTGCTCGAACCACGAGTGGAGCAGCGAGCCGTGTTCTAGCGCTTCGCTGGTCTGCTGCGGGATCGTCTTGGCGACGTAGCGGCCGTGATAGAGCGCCGTCGAGTCGAGAAAGACCTTGACCCGGCTCGCGTTCCTGTGAACTTCGTCCCCGTGATATACGTCGTTCGGCTCTCCACGACGTACGTCCGCAACGCAGGCGGAAAAGGAACCGATTGGAGAAGCGGAAGGGTGGCTAACGGGACTCGAACCCGCGACCCCTAGAATCACAATCTCGGGGTCAAAGGTATCGGTTGTAACGGTGGCGATAGGGGGGTTGCTCCCCATCCCCTCTCGCAGAGAATCCTCCCCCGCTTTTGGAATTCGCTCTTGAACTGCCTGCTCAACAACCATGACCCCAGACC